TACAGCTGAAGAGGTAAGACTTATGGCTGGAGAACTAGAGGATGCCTTAGGTGGTATCTATAGTATTCTAACACAGGAACTACAACTACCATTAATTAAGTTAATGATGTTAACATCTAAAGTCACATTCCCAGAGGGATTAGTAGAGCCTGTAATTGTTACTGGTGTAGAGGCACTAGGACGAGGACACGACTACAACAAGTTAGTACAGTTTGCACAAACATTACAGCAGTTATTAGGACCTGAGATATTTGCACAATATTCAAATGTAGATGCAGTTATTGCACAAATAGGTACATCACTGGGTATTGATACAGAGGGTCTGATTAAGACACCTGAGCAGAGACAACAGGAACAACAACAAGCTATGATGCAACAAGCTGGACAAGCTGGTTTAGATACAGCAGCACAAGCTGGTGGTCAAGCAGCAGTTGAACAAGGGATGATGTAGTGAGGTTGCCAGTTACAATGGCTCCTCCCACTCCCCCATACACAAGAGAGATAAAGAAGAAGGAAGTTAAAGATGGAAATACAACAAAGCCAAGAAGAAAACGTAAACCTAAGTCAACACGAACAAGCGATGGTGGACAAGATGGATGCGAACACAAACCAAACACAACAGGAACTACAAAGTGATGCTGATAAGAGGGGTGTAGCAGATGATGCTCCACTACCATCTGATGAAGTTAAGTTATATGCAGGTAAGTACAAGTCTGTTGAAGATATGGAACAAGCTTACAAAGAACTAGAAGGTAAGTTAGGTAGTAATGACGGTGAGACTAAAGAAGCTTCTACTGAAGCGGAAGAGGGTGATACAGTATCTACAGAGGCTGAAGCTAAAGAGTTAGCTGAAAGCAAGGGCATTGACTTTACAGAGTTGAATCAAGAGTTTGCTAACAATGGTGTATTATCTGAGGATACATACGCATCATTGGCTGGTAAGGGTATTGATAAAGCTACTGTAGATAACTATATTGCAGGACAAGAAGCTATTGTATCTCAGAACTTATCTAAGATGCAATCACTAGCTGGTGGAGAGCAAGGGTATCAAGATATGATATCATGGGCAGGAGAAACATTATCGGATGGTGATAAGGAAGCATTTAACTCTAGTTTACAAAATGAAGGACAAGCTGAATTTGCTATCCAAGGATTGTATGCTAGGTTCCAAGCTACACGAGGACCCTCACTAGTTAAAGCTAGTAGTAATTCAACTACATCATCACAAGGGTATCAATCTAGTCAAGAGATGACTAAGGATATGCATGATGTTAGGTACAAGAAAGACCCTGCGTTTAGAGCACAGGTACAAAATAAGATAGCGAAGAGTAATTGGTAAGGTGTGTTTGGCATTGAGATGTAACCTATGTCCTAGACAAGTTTAACACTGATGATGTAAGACCAAACTTCTTTACTCCTCTTTTAGGTAGTCGGTAGGCTTTCAAACGCCTGTCACTACCTTTTTAATATTAAAACTATTATAAAATCGATGCCCCTATTAAGTATATCGAGGTGTATTTATAGGGATACCAAAGATGGAAATAAAAGACAATACATATTAATATCACGCGTAGGTGCCACTTACGGCTAACATATTAAACATAAAAATAAAACAAGGACATTTAAAACATGGCAAATTATATTCACTCAAATGGTATCGGTACTAACACACTTGATGCACACTCAGACAGAGCAATCGCTCTTAAAGTATTCTCAGGAGAAGTATTAACTTCATTCGAAGAGAACAACATCTTCATGGGACTAGTACAAACTAGAACTATTTCTTCAGGTAAGAGTGCTTAACATAAAGGGTTCTCTATAAACACTCATTGAATTGCTGGGACCTCCTTATGGGACAATCAGCAGCGAAGCCTAATCGAAAGATAGGAACGTTCAACGACTAGTGCATTGTGCACGTACATCCAAGTGGATGGAAGCGGTGAGTAAAACAAAATAAATTAAAAGGAAACATATATGAAAATATGTACACTCTGTGAGACTGAAAAGCCACTCGATGAATTCTACTTTAGAAAGGATTCAAATAAACACACTAATGAATGCAAAGATTGTCGTATTGAAAGACAACGAGTTAAGAAATTAGGGGTATCTAATCAAGATTATGAGAAGATGTTTATTGAGCAAGAGGGTCAATGTAAGATTTGTAATTGCAAACTAAATAGTAATAGATATACTAAGTTTGCTGTAGACCATGACCATAAGACAGGTCAAGTTAGAGGTCTATTATGTACAAACTGTAATACCGCTTTAGGACTATTAAAAGATTCTAAACACAGATTACAAAATGCAATTGATTATTTAAACAGTTTTAAAGATATAGTCTAATCTATATAGTAATATATAGCGGTCTGTCTCCTACCAAGGACAAGACGGGTAAAGTGGTAACGTACTTTATTGAAATGGGAAATGCAATTCCCAGTTATTGGTTCATATACTGATGCTGTAGCTGAGCACGTACCAGGTACTGATATTGATGTATCAGGAATCGCAGCTGGTGAAAGAGTTATTACTATTGATAACTTAAAATATGCATCTGTATTTGTAGATAACTTCGAAGAAGCAATGTCTCACTATGAAGTTAGAGGACAATACTCTACTGAAATGGGTAGAAAGTTAGCACAAACAATTGATGGTGACGTAGTTACTACTCTTAGAACTTGTGTTGGTGGTGTTGCCGCTGCTACAGGTCAACCTACTCCAGAAGCTGCTGCAATTGATGCAGGTGTATTAATTGCTGATGCTGCTTCTGTTAAAGGTAACAAGATTATTGATGCTATGTTCCAAGCACAAACTATCTTAGATGAAAAAGATGTACCAGGTGAGAGATACGTAGTTGTAACTCCTGCTGATTACTACAACTTAGTTCAATCTGATAAAGGTACAAACAGTGACTATACATCTGGTAACGGTGGTATTGATGCTGGTAAGATTACTAAGATTGCAGGTAACAACATCCTAGTATCTAATAGATTAGCTACTGGTGAGATTGTAGTATTCACTACTAATGCAATTGGTATTGTTAAATTACTTGACATCAAATCTGAAGCTAACTACATCCCTGAGAAATTAGGTGATTTAATGACTTCATCTTACGCAATGGGTTATGGTGTACTTAATCCAGCTTGTGTAGTAACAATCGACGCTGCTGCTGCATAAGCATAAGCAATTTATAAGGACTGGCTATTAATTTAGCTGGTCCTTTTTTTTGGTTTGAGATATGAGGCCAACAACAACTATAATAAACTAAAGGAAAGATATGAATAAATTAAATAATGCAATTAATATCATACTACAAAACCTAGGAGAACAAACACTAGGAGCTACTGAAGCTATAGATGGTATATTTGAAGCAGAACAAGCTAGTCTTGTACTAGACGAGATTAAAACACAAGTGTTAGCATTTGGTTATAACTTTAATACAGATAAGGTATGGGAGTTTGTACCTGATATGGATGGCTACATAGCTATACCTGATAATGCACTAAGTGTAGACCCTACAGATACAGGACAGGACTATGTTGTTAAGGACCACAAGCTATATAATAAAGATGATGTTACTTATGTATTCACATCTACAGTAGAGGCAGAGGTTATATGGGATGTACCATTTGATGATGTACCTTTAATTGTACAACACTATATTGTTACTAGAGCATCGCGTATGTTGGTACAGAGGTTAACAGGTAATGAGACAATGTTACAATACCTACTTAATGACGAAGAGAAAGCTAAAGTAGAAGTGTTAAATTGGGACTCTGATATAGGGGACTATAACGTATTTGACTCTAGTACAACTATGAGGATTATAAATAGAACTACAAATCCTAGAGGATTGAAAGGATAGATAATGTTAATTAATCAAACACTACCTGGATTATATAATGGAGTTAGTGGTCAAGCACCTGAGCTCAGACTGGACACACAGGTTGAGGAGATGATAAATTGTTATCCTAGTGTAGTTACTGGTGTAGGTAAAAGACCACCACTAGAATACATGGCTAATAATACATCACTAACGGAGGATGTATTTGTTCACACATACGATAGAGGAGATGACTTAGAGAAGTACATCATAGCTATTGATGGGGGTAGCTGGTATACCTTCGACTTAGATGGTACTCCTATTAATAGTGGTACAGATGTCTATTTGACTACAGGAACTACACCAGCTAAAGAAGCATTTGCATTAACTACTATAGGGGATATAACATATATTGTTAATAAGACTAAAACAGTAGAGATGGATACAACACTAGGGTCAGATGTAGAAACAACATACTGGACACTAGGATGTAGTAACTATACATTAGTAGGTGAAGGTGGAGGATACCCTTATACATATACCACTGAAGGTACTATTGAAGTTACAGTTAATGTAGATGGTACATCTTATATTAAGACACTTGATATTAATACCTCTCTAGAGACAGAGGATGCACAATATAATACTGAAGTTGAAGTACTAATTGCTGAGGCATTAGTAGACATAGTAATAGCTATAGAAGATATTAACCATAGTGGGCCTAAAGGATTAGCTTCTGATGGTTCACACACTATAACATTAGGTGTAGCATGGGTAGATGTTGTACATGGTACTGAAGGTACTACATCATATTCAATTATAGAGATAGAACCAGGTGCATGGGAGAGTCAATTCTTCTATTGGGTTAAACGTAGTGCTGGAGCAGCAACAGGTGACAATGCTCTCTTACGGCACACATACTACATATATAAGAATGGGGCATTATTAACGGAAGCAATACACCATGACTCTACATCAGCTGCTTCCTTATTAGCTGCTGCTATTGGAGGTATTGCTAGAGGCTCAGTAGTTATGAATGTAGCTGAGAGTAATGAAGCATACACAGGTAGTGACTCATGGGGTGACCAAGCTAGTGAGAGTTGGCAGGGACGTGTTAAGAAGCTTCAGGATTTACCTAATAACTTAGGTTTTGAAGGTAGTGTTATTCAAATCACAGGTGATGATAAATCTAACTTTGATGAATACTATGTACAATATATAGAGGGTGTGTATAAAGAAACAGTTAAGCCTAACCTATATAATACAATTGATGCATCTACAATGCCACACATCCTAGCTAGAGGACAAGATGCAGCTGGTGATATTAAGTTCTACTTTGATGTGATTAATGATAGTACTGAAATACCACTAGAAGATGAATATGGTAACATACTAAACACAAGTTCTTGGGGTATGCGTACAGCAGGTGATGAGCTTAGTGCATCAGAGCCAAGCTTTGTAGGTAATACAATTACTGATGTATTTTTCTTTAAGAATAGACTAGGTCTTATATCTGGAGAGAATATAGTTATGTCAGAGGTAGGTGAGTATTATAACTTCTTCCCTACAACAGTAACTGATGTACTAGATAGTGACCCGATAGATGTAGCAGTAGATAGTAGTCAAGTGGTAGCACTTAGATATGCTATACCATTTAATAAAGAACTGTTACTATTTGGAGACAAAGCACAATTCATACTATCTGGTGCAGAAACACTAACACCTAAAGATGTATCAATACAGCAGTCAACAGCCTTCGATACTAACCGATTCATTAAACCAGTAGGACTTGGACCTAATGTATACTTTACTATTAATAAAGAAGAGACTACACAAGTTAGAGAATACTTTGTAGTACCTGATACTGCGGCTAATGATGCGGCTAATATTACAGCACATTGTCCACAATATGTACCAACAGGTATGAAGGTTATGGCAGGTAGTTCTAAATATGATATGTTGTTCATGGCTACAGGTAGTGATAATATCATTTATGTATATAGTTTCTACTGGCAGGGTGAAGAGAAAGCACAATCAGCATGGCACAAGTGGGTAATGCCGGAGAATGTTATAAACATGGCTATGGTAGATTCTACACTAGCTGTTATGACAGTGGATGAAGGTGTTATGAAGCTACACCATATAGTACTAGAGCCTACATCACTTACACAATATAGTGATGGAGTAGTTCCATATGAGGCTTCAATTGAATTAAGTAAATGGGGTATATCTACAGGTAATGCTGGAGTAGACACATTAAGTGGTGGTCTTAAGTTTAAGGCAGTTAGGGTAGCTAATACAAATGGTGGGCCCTATACACTAGTGGTAGAAAATAAGAGAAGAGTAGGTAGTGTAGATTACTACAATACTAAATCTCTTGATGATAAGAAATTTATGGTACAGGGTAATACAGATGATGTTATCCTGTCACTTAAAGATAGTGGAAGCACAAGCTTCAATATTACTTCATTGAATTATGAAGGCTTATATACTAATAATAGTAAAGGAATATAATGGTAAGTGATAAAGTACTACCTTCAAATGGTAGTCAGAGAATATTTACAATAGGATTAAATGTATTAAGTGAGAGCCATCTTAAAATATACCTTGATGGTGTAGCTATAAGTGCAGATGACTATGATTTAATTAACAATGCAGCGGTGTTTCACACTGCCCCTGCAGAAGGTACACTAACACTACAGGTAGGTACAACACCTGATGACTTGTTACTAACACCTACAGATGCAGGTATAGTTGCGGCTAATATAGATAATGTGGCTCTAGCAGCACAAAGTGTTGCAACTATACAAACAGTAGCAGACAACATATTAGATGTTAATACAATTGCAGCTGTTGAGGTATTAGAGGATATGAATATCTTAGCTAATACTCAAACACTAGCTGACATTGAAGCGGTAGCAGGTATTGCAGACCTTATTGAAGAAGGAGTTGGCTCTATTGGCAATACAACTTCTCAAGGTATGTTTCAACACAATAAAAGAATAGTATCAGATAAGACAATTACAGAAGATTATAATGCTATCAGTGCAGGACCTGTAACTGTAGATGAAGGTGTAACTGTAACTGTACCTGAAGGTTCTACATGGGTAATTTGTTAATGAGTAGTTTAACGCAGGATGTACTGACGGAGTTACTAGAATATAAAGATGGGGGATTATACTGGAAAGTTCGCCCTTATAAGAGTAGAGTAGAAGTAGGAGATAGAGCAGGAAGTGACCATCATTCAGGATACAGAATAATGAGCATTGGAGGTAATCAGTATTCTGAACATAGAATTATATACCTACACCAGACAGGGAACATAGATGATACTCTACAGATAGACCACATAGATGACAATAAATCTAATAATAGAATTGAGAATCTACGCTTAGTAACTGCTCAGGTGAATTGCAGAGATAGAGACAAACATGCGAAAGGGTATTCTTGGGACAAACACAACAAGACCTTTAATGCTAGAATCAAGAGGAACGGAAAGTTGAAGCATCTAGGTTGCTTTGAGACAGAAGAAGAAGCACGAGAGGCTTATGTTGATGCCTTAAAAGCTGAGGCAGTATAATGAGAAAGGAATAATATGAGTGCAATTAAAGCAAACCAAGTATTAAACTTGGATGGAGATAGGATTGGTTCTGTAGTAGTAGATAGTATTGCTAATATGAAGAACTTAAATACTGAGATAGAAGCTAATGCTACAGTAGAAGTATTAGGTTACTATAGTAAAGGTGATGGTGGTGGAGGTACTTTCTATTGGGATAGTACTTCTACTGAAGACGATAATGGTGGTACTATTATTGAAGCTACTGGTGTAGTTGATGGTAGATATATTAGAAACTATAGTGGAGCTGTTAATGTCAAGTGGTTCGGAGCAGTAGATGGTGCAGATAGTACTGCTGCTTTTCAGGCTGCTGCTGCTACAGGTAAGAATATATTAATTCCAAGGGGTTACTCTTTTTATATTAATGATACAATTAATATAACATCAAATATGACTGTATTTGCTTATGGTGCTTCTGTTATTTGGGATGGGGCTAATACACTGCCTTTATTCAGGATAAATGCTCCTGCTGAAAATATATTTATAAAAGGTGGTATTTATTTAGGAGAGTCTAGTGCATGGCTTCAAAGTAACGGAGTTGCTGAAAATCCATCAAGTATTACAGATTATGCTAGGTATATCGTTGAAGATATTAGAGTTTCAGGAGCATTAATATTTATAGATGCTCAAAAGGCAGCTAGATTTAAAGTTAGTAGAGTTATTACATATACAGCTAATGGTATTAATGCTTTTGGTAAAATTGTAGAAATGAAAGTTAGCGATTGTGTTATGTTTGGTAGTTCAGGTGCTGCTGGTACTTATGGTATTAAAGCCGAAGCTTATACAGGTGCTAATGTAACTTCTTATCCTGAGGGTTTTCATATAACTAATTCTACTATAGATAACTTTGACAAAACATTGAGTATTATTGACTGTTTTGTATTTACTGTAACTAATTGTTATATCGGTAAGGTGTTAAATGGAACAGTACCTATTTATATAAGCAGAGGTAATACAACACATTGTAGAGAAATAACTTTTAATGGCAATACTATTAATGGAGGTATTCTATTCGGTGCTAATGCTAGTGGGGTATCATACTATGCTAACATAGTAGATAATACATTCACAAACTGTGATGTGTCTAGCATAGAGCTACAAGGTAATACTTACCAAGTAAAAATAGATGGTAATAGATTTGAAAGTCCCGTAGGTGCAGGTAGTACTTTTGCTGTATTTGTACAAAATAATGTAGGTAATATAGATGTAATAAACAATACAGTAGAAAGCTCATACACTAGAATGTTTACAAGTTCAGGTACTACAGGATCTGATATAAATGTATGCAATAATTACGGAGATTTAATACAGTCTACATACTCATCAAGACCTATAAAAGTAAGAGATACGGGTACTGATGATGATACTCAAAGTGTTAATTTAACTGGTTCTCCTACTTCTGGTACAGCTTTTACTGGTACTATAACATCTAATTTTGCTAAGGGTGAGAAATTACTTCTTGTTATTAACTTAAATTATACATCTACAGCAAGTGGTATATTATTACCCTCATTACCTACAGGATTAGATTTGCCTAGAGGCTCAGGATGGAATAGTCAGTTTATATATATAGATGCTACATCAAATGATAGAAGATTATCTACAACAATTCCACTATATGCAAGTACAGATATAGTAAGTGGGGTTATATCTCTAGGTAATTATAATGTGGCATCAGCAGTTACTAATGGAACACATAGTTCAATGTCTTTAGTTAGAATATAAGGAGTTAAAATGAATTACTATAAATTAAAAAATGATAAATTGGAGATTACAAACAGCTCAGTAGAGCTACCGTCTCCATGGATAGAGTACGAAGTAGGTCAAGAGCCTAATGAGTTAATAGAGGCACTAGATGCTGAACAAAAAGTATCTGATGAAGTTGTGAAAATTAATCAAGCTTTTGAATATTTAAAAGAAACAGATTTTTACTATCCTAGACAGCTAGAAATAGGGGAAGATGTTCCCTCAGCTGTAGTAGCAAAAAGAGCTGAGGCTAGAGAGTTTTTGAGATCTAAAGGCTACTAGGTGGAACAGGTAAAAGAGAAGTCAATAGAACATGATTTTATTAAATAATAATAAGGATTAATTAATGAGTGAATTAATAATAGATAAGATTACTACCAGAGATGGTAGTATGATAGGAGCAGTAGTAGTATCAGATATAGATGAACTACTATTGTTAAATACGAATAAAGAGATTAATACTACAGCTATTGTAAAAGATAGTAATAGAGGCGGAGTATTTAATTATGATGCCACACAGAGTGGTGTTAATAATGATGGTACTATCTTTGATGGTTGGGTACGACAATTTAGTGGACCATTAAATGTGAAGTGGTTTGGAGCTAAAGGTGATGGTACTACAGATGATACTGTGGCTATACA